ATTTATCAGGGCGAAGAACCGCTTGTGCTGTTCCAGCGAGCGCGGCTTTGCCTTTGCCGACAGGTTATAGCCGCAGCAGGGACAGGTGCTCATGCTGCACTCCCAAATAGATCGGCCGTCACCGGAGACGGCCTTGGCCTTCCGTGGTTCTGCGCATCGAGTTGACGGGCCTTGCAGTAAGCACAGCCGGTATCGCGTCCGAAGTTCTGCGCCACGTTCGTGCTGTCAGCAGAGGCCAGTGGCCATTGCTTGACCTGTCCCAGCATACGCAGACCGTGCAACCATGGCAGACGCCCACGCTTGGCCAGATGCTCGAACGCCTGATCCATTCGGCGCATCCATGCCGGTGATCCGATCTGCCAGTATTCGCCGGCAGACCCAAGGCAGAGCGCGCCCCACTCGTCGGCAAGCTCGCTGAGATAATCAAGCGGCTTGTCGAGATGCCACACCGGCCAGCTCAAAGCGCGCGGGAATGGCCAACGCTTTATCGCCTCGCGCTGCTGCTCGACAGGACCGCCGATCACGTCAAGGACGACGGCGCGATGCGGATGGTAAAGACGCGGTTCCAGCCAAGTGTAGAGTGCTTGCTCGTCGATCTGTGCAATCTCTCCACCATTGAGCGCGGCAAGCTGCTGCTGCTTTGTGTAGTGCGAAAACGCCCCGTTGTCCCACAGCACTGACGACCCAATTGCCTCGCATACATCAGCATTGTCTGGCCGATAGAACGACACGCAAAAATGTTCGCCAGCCATGCGTGCTAACTGCGCTGCAGGCGTGATCGGCGTACCGTGGTAACTGACGGTCATGCTTCCACCCAATAGCGTGGCGTTTCGTAGATGCGGACGGTGAACGGAAGTTTGACATCAGCCGCGATCCGATCGCGAAGCCACATCACCAAGACCTCGGATGTCGGGTTTTCTAATCCGTCTATGTCGTTCAGATATCGGTGATCGATCCTGTCGATGATTGGCTGCACGATGGCGTCGAGCTCCGCGTAGTCCATCACAAACCCGCGCGCGTCTGGCTCGCCTTCGACGACAACCTCGATCTTGTAATTGTGCCCGTGAAGCCGTTTGCACTTATGGCCTTCAGGAAGCCGCGGCAATTGATGTGCAGCCTCAAATCCATATTGAGCGGCTATTTTCATCGCGCGTAAATCTTCCGTAGCTGTGCTATCGTCTCTGCATTAGCGCTATAGAGCGCCGTAACTTCATCGACGGGGGCCTGTAGCTCCCGTGCTATCTGGTAAACGTCGGCTACCGTCACTGCCGCCTTGATGACTCTGTCCTTCAGGCTGAGCGTTGGAGGCGGAGCCCCGAGTGGTCTGCGTGCTGACATCGTGAACCTTCCAGACAATTTGTTTGACGTATTCCCGCGTGATGTTCGGGTTCTGCAGTTCCGCAATGATGTCATCCACGCCCAGATGCTTACGGGCTAAGGCGCGGATGTCGTCGTAGAGGCTCATTCTGCGGCCATCGGCGTTCGATAACGTGCGATCAGTTCATTGCAGGTCTGCTCGACTTCCCGCAGGAACTCTCGAATGTGCTGTTCAAGTTCTGCGATGATCGCGTTGTCTCGTTCGACACGGCGCACGAATAGCCGCATCTCATCCGGCATCCGCGGGTCATACGACACCCAATCCACCCACTGCCGACCTGTGCAGGCCATCTGCCATTGCATCTGCTTCATGTAGCGGGGATCGTGGTTCCCGCTCATCAACGTCTCAATGTGCGTGGCGGTGTTCGGACATTTGATCTCGACAAGCCCGTCTTCCCCGACAAGTCCGTCAGGCGAAGCCACGGCCATCTCGATTGTCGGATGCAGAACAAGTCCAACCTGCGTGACCTCGACCCCCTGCACGAACGAGTAGAACGATCGCGCGTCTGGCTCTTTCTCCGTCCCCCAGCGCATGGCATCGTTGGTGAACGTCTCCGATAGGTTGCCAGTCAGCCGCTCCGCCACGAGACGCGCCGCCATATTGGCCCTGGACGCGCCCCAGCCGGTTTTTGTGCGGGCTGTGGCGTCTGCCACCATCGACGCTCCGACCTTTCCAAGCCGCGCCATGCGCCATTCTTCCGAGCCTTGCGGGACATCAATGATCCTCATGGCTTGGCCGCTTTCATCTGCTTCGCTTTCTTCGCCAGCAGCATCGCCTTCATTTCTTCACGCTGCTTGCGTGTCAGGTCGTCGAGGCTTTCGACGGAGAAGTTTTGCAAGAACCAGCCGACGTTTGATGAGGTCTGCTTCAAAAGCTCGTTCAGGTCTTCGACCTTCGCTCCATTGTCTGGATTGTCGCCGCCCTTGTTGCCGTCGTCATCCTCGCCGCGAGCAACGAAGTTTAGCAGCGCGCCAGCGGTGTAGCGTTTGCCGTAACTGACGCTCGATCCCCAGCCTTGAAGATTGTTCTTCGCGCCGCTGTCATCAATCGGCAGTGACATCGACGTTTCTTCGCTGTGGCCTTCGCGGTGTCCAAGCACCGCCGTTACTTCAACGCGGGTCTCCTGCTTGATGCGGAACGACAGGGAGAAGCCGTGCTTCGCGAGGATCGGATTGATTGCCTCTATTATGTCTTCCCACTTGGCATACTTGGTCGCTTTAGCGGCTTGCTGCCTTCCGTCCTCGCCCTTTGCTTTGCGGGCAATCTCGCCGTTCTTCTCGATTACCGGAAGCTCTGGCTGCATCGTCGCAAGCGCGGCCAGATAAGCCGTCTTTGCGCGCCGAGCTTCTGCGGCAGCGTGCATCTGGAACAGCCGTTCCATCTTGTCGATGTCGATGTTTGGATCACGAGCCGCACGCTCGATCATGCTGATGAGGGCAGCACCTTCGCTCTGGATCACTGGCGCCGGTGGCTGCTCGATCTTCTGTAGTGCTTCGCTCATGGATGCCGCTCCTTCACTTGCTCTAGATGCTGCTTGCTCTTTGCGCTCTTTGCTTCAATCTGATCGAGGTACGCTGAGAAACCTGCTAATGTTTGCCGTCTCACTTCACATGGCTTGGCATCCTCTTGCGAACCCGGTTGCCAACTGAAAGCAGCGTCTTCTTGTTCGCCGTTTCCCACCCAAGCCGCCATCCGGCGCGGAATGCTTTCGTCCGCAGTCGTCTGTCCGGATTTGGTTCGCCTGCAAAAAAGGCCGTGTAACCGGCGCTGATTTGCGCCATCTCCTTACTGAAAGGCCCGCCGCTCATAACTCACTCCCGCTACAAAGAATGGTCCCGGTAGGGACATCAGGGGAGCCATCCTCTCTCCTACCGGGACCTACTCGGAGTCGTCAGAGAGGATGGTAATGGTAGGCCGACCCCGCCCGATCTCTCCCCCAGCCCCGCATGGCTGAAGAAATCGCCCCGCTTGCGCCCACGGGATCGGCCGTCTCGTCACAGACGTTCACGCTGACCGTCTGCAGTGTCGTAGCGCCGTCGCGCATCTAGCGCGCCGTCAACTTCTTCGCGAAACGCGCGCTTGTTTTCTTCGGACGCAATTGCGTTCGGATCGCGGTCCCGCTCGTCGATAACAACCTGTCCAATCCGCACCTCGACGAGGTCTCCCGTAACATCGTCAATCATCAAGGTTACGTCGAGATCAGGATAGGTTCCGATACGGTGCGGTCCGATCGCGTATGGGACCTGCAGCGTCCATTCGACAGGGATCAACAGCATTACATTAACTCCGCAATTTGTTCTTTCAGGTCAGCTATTGCCGCGTCTTCCGTCGCGCCGTGGCCGATTGGTCCGTCGCCGTCGTAAGTGTCTTCGTCAACGGCGGTCCAATCAAAATCACGAATGGGTATCGGCTTGGGCCAATAGTGCGTGCGGATATTCATCACATCCGCTCCCGCATGCTGTGGCCGAGCTCGGCGCGGATCGCTTCCCGTGAATTGTCGTAAGCCTCAAAGGCCACTAGCTCAGCCTCGATTTCGATGATGATCTTTGGTGTATTGGCGTAGGAGCTGGCAGCTTTCCAGATCGCTTTTTCATTCGTGCCCTTTGAGTATTTGTCGATGCGATATAGCGGCAGATCGTCGGGGACGACCTCGGACAGATCGCCAACCTCATCAAAAATCAACGTGCATTCCAGATCTGGGAATTGACCAATCTCAACGCCGTCGATGCAAAACGGAACCTGCAAAGCCGTGTGTTTTTCAACCATGACACTTATTCCCCGATGTTTTCTAAAATGCCGCCGGCAATTATCAAAGGCAGCATGGCCAAATTGACAAACCATATCGCAAACAAGACAGAAATCATGGGAGCGCTTGTTTCGGTTGCCACAACCGGTGTTGATCTAAAGCCGCTTTCTCGAGCGTGCGCGTCGGCAGGCTTCGCTTTGGATTTGGCCATCTCAATGGTCCCTCTTCAAAATCGCCGGACACCTGTCGCCGTCGTGGTGTCGGGTGTTGGTCTCGGCGCAGGGCTTATTCCCTGTGGCGTCCGGCGATGGGTTGTATTAAGGACCAGCCTTAATCAAACGTCAAGAAAAAAATAAGGCTGAGCCTTAGAACAGGCCCAACCCTAAAAAATTCAACGTATAACTGTTGTTTTAGGCTGTGGATTATTCCACGAGGTGCGCGTGCTCTCGAAGCGTGCCCAATATGCGCACTTCTACCGATGGCCGTTCGAGCGATTCGTAATCTTCGTTTTCGGGGACGAGAACGACAAGGTGCCCGCGTTGGCGAAAACGCCGGAAGAAAGGTTTGCCATCAACAATCGCCAGCACCATAGCGCCTGGCTTCACTGATAGGTCCGGGTCGACAACGATTGAATCGCCCGCTTTATAAACGGGAGAATTGTCGTTCTCCCAGAGCACTACGTGAAATGAATGCATACCGCATGGAAAGTGAGACATGATGCGAGACCTGCCCCCAGCGACCGCTTTGGGGTCAAAGGTCGGCAAGTCTGCGTAATCGACGCTCGGGACCATGGTCCCAAGCATTGTCCCGGCATCACTCGCTGGACCGTTTGATCCCCCTAGGAGCCAGTCTACTCGCACTTGTATTGATGAGGCAATATCGCGCAGTCGTTGGGCTTCTGGCATGTACTTATCGCGTTCCCACTCGGACACAGTCTGAACGGAAACGCCAAGGGCCTTCGCGAGTTGCTGCCCACTCATCCGAGCTTCTTTTCTTGCGGCTCTAAGCCGTTCTCCAAAAGTCATTCCCACCCCCCCCGCTTCGGCAGAAAATTGACCGTATTCCACAGGCGTTGGGCTTGGCTATTAAGGCTAGCGTTGATTATACGCCTGAGCCGTGCTAAGGCTCATCCTTATGAGACCAAGGGCTATCCGAACCGACCACGGACTAGAGCTGGCAATCGCCACCGCCGGGAGCGTTTCCCTGTTGGCTGAACGCCTAGGGATCACTCCGCAGACGGTCTGCCAGTGGGCGCGCGTTCCTGCCGAGCGCGCACTCGAGGTCGAGCGCATCACTGGCGTCTCTCGTCATTTCCTGCGGCCGGACATCTATCCCGACCCTCCGAGCAAGTCTCGGGGGAGATTGGGAAACGGCGTCCAGGCCGCCGCGTGAGGTAGCGCCATGGGCTTTTTTTGGTTCGCCCTTGGTTATGCAGCCGGTCTGTTGAGTGCAGCAGGTGTCATTGCGTGGTTCGCGCTCTCCCGCGGTTTACGGGACGAGCAAAAGCGTAACCCGCGCAAGTAGTCCGTAGCGTTTGCGTGCCGCCAGTAGCGGCAGGTTGGCGACTTCGCCTTGAGCGCGGAGAGGCCGCCTTGAGCGTGGCCGTTCGCCAACCTTCCGCTGCCGGTGCAGCCAAGTTCCCGTTGCGTCCTGCGTCAAATGAAAACGGCTGCCGAGTGTCCGCTCAGCAGCCGCCGGTTGGAGTGTCGGTAGCACCGATGGTCCACCGTGAGACGCGGCCTGAAAGGAGGCCATACGATGATCAACTTAGCACTTGACAAGTGCCCGCACAATCACATGACGAATGATTTGCACCTTAAAGAAATCGTCATTTACGGCCCAACCTACGTCGACCTTCACCCCTACTCGCCGGTCCTCGAGATTGAGCTTAACAGGAACGGCTGGTCGACTTGGTTCGACGGGATCGGCCGCCTTTGCGCCAGCCATATCTTGCTGTGGCCGCTCCGCGCTGGTGGCCACGCATGAGCGCCGCCAACTGGAAATCCTGCGAGACGCTTCGCAAGCTGCGCCGCGAAGTCGGAAAGACGAACACGGCCGACTATTTCGGCAAGATGCGTCCCCGCTTAGCGACGTTTCGCGAAGATCCATTCCGCGAACCCGCTCCGATGCCGGAGCCCGCCAAATACCGCCAGAAGCCGCCTGAATGAATAACCCCTCCGGCGCGGAAACCGGAGGGGCTGAATGTGTTTCGTGCGTTGGCCTGAGAAACCGTAACGCAGAGAAAGTTATGCCATACTCATGCTCAGATGTCAAAAATCAATTGACAGAATTGGCGGGAAAAGGGCTGTCCGACAAGGCCAAGCTCGTCGCCATTCTTGAAGCCTGCGGGATCACTGACAGGGAGGAGCTAGAAGCACTCCTCGAATGCAAGCCGAGCACCCTTCGCCAAGCTCGCCAAGCGCTGAAAATCCAGCGCCAGAATTCCAGCACCGCTGAAAATCCAGCGCCAGAAATCCAGCGCGAGCGCCAGAATTCCAGCGAAACGCCAGAATTCCAGCGCCAGAAATCCAGCGCTCTCGCGCGCGCGAATAAGGAACTTCCTTCGGAAGTAAGTTCTTACCAAGAAGTTAATATAATCCCCCTTACCCCCAAAACAGACATCGCAGAGCGAGTCCGCCTGACGGCGGGGACGATTGAGCTTTGCTCGGATCTTCGAAAGTTTTGGCTCAGCGAGTTCGAAGGCAACGAACGGCGGCTTCGCTTAGCCCTTGTCGAGGTCCGCGGCCGAGTGCAGGCGAATAGTTCGCGGCCGTTGGAAGCCCAAGTTTCGAGCCAGCTTGCCCGCATCGTGGCCGACAAGGCCGACAAGGATCAGCGCTACAG